GGCCAGTTCCGTTTGGCCAGTAGTGAGGCGAGTAGCTGCGCCCGTAGTAACTATCTGCGCCGCCACGATCATGGGGTGATCCGTGTGATTTGTTGAGTTTCATGTCGATGCCCTCCAGAGCGTTGTGGGGAGCCGCAGCTCCCCGGTTGAATTAGGCTTGCTTTTTTGCCTTCAAGATACCTGACTTGCAGGCTTCGCGGTTCCAGTCGTTAGTGCCAACAACACACCATTCCCATTGAGTTTCAGCCTCTGGGTGGCCAATGTGCCAAGTTACCGAATACTCACCTGTGCAAAAACAAATTGCATCAACGCCAAAATCTTCTGCCTTGATGGCGTGGTCTTTGTTTTCCATCAAGTTGGTGGCCCCTTTGTGCCAAGTCCACTTGATGCCAGCCTTGCCGCCAGAAACGGGATCAACATTTTTGGGATCAGCCAGCTCTACTTTGAACGTACTCCCGTTTTTCTCAACGAACCAACCGCCAGTAGAATTGGCAATTGTGATGTCATCAAGCAAGCGGCCCTTTGTGCCATTTGTAAAATCAAAAACTTTCATGTCTGTGTCTCCTTCTCTCTCTATACATTATACATAGTGACACTTGTCACAGATTACAATGGGGGTAGGCAAAAAAAGTTGAAGATCCTTAAAATGGAGGTTCTTCATCAGGGGTGGATGGGAGCCACACGATGTCCACATCGTGCAGCGCCAAGATAAATTCGCGGAGGCTGTTTCCGTACAATCTATGCCTCCTCTTTTTCTCTCGCCAAAGTATCCATTGCTCCCAATATGACTTGGAGAGGAGTAAATTTGCCGTCAAGATAATAGAAGCAGCGTGTGAAAGTGGTGTTGTATTCGTTGGTCACTTGGTGCGGCGTGACGCTTACAGGCAAGCCACCAAACAAACGGCCAAGCTCAACAGCTTCATGGTACTGAGCCATGCGGCGCTCAATCAGATCAACCACAGTTTCTGTCACTTCGGCTTGCTTGGCTGTGATGCGGTCAGACTTTGGAGCTGGCTTTACAACTTCAAGCTCTTTGAGCAAAACGCGAAATGTAATCAGATCAGTCAAGTCAGCGTGGTGCGCCTCATCAAACAGGCGAAAATGCTTTTCGCGGATCTGGTGAAGATCAAACGGAATTGCGTAATAATCTTCGCGTGACAAGCTGTCGATTGAAAATTGAAAATTGTTTTCACGAAGCATTTGGTATCCGCTGTTCAACTCACCAAGAGCTTCTTTCTGATGAGATTTAGCCGCAAAGGTTTGATCCTCTTGAGTCATGTTGATTGCGGATGAAACGTAGTCCTGAACGGTTGTGAATTTTGTGTTGTACATGGTCTTTCCTCTCTCTCTACATAACTAATATATGACATCTGTCAGAGATTACAATAGGGGTAGGCAAAAAAAGGGGCCGAAGCCCCAATTTATTTATGCTGCCTTTTTACATTGATATGATTGGATCGACTCTAGCTTTTCAAGAACTTCCCACCATCCATATGAGCAGTGGCCTTCGATTATGCCAAGATCAACATAGTCTAAGTCGCTTTCGTAATCGATCCAGTATGAATTATCTCCATAGCCAGTACGCTCAATGCTGATCTCCATGCCCAGCTTCTTAGCGAGGCGCTGGGCTTTAGATCGATCTTTGTCAGCACCACAGGCGATACGCTTGGTTTTTTTCGCTTCGCTGGGAGTTGTGATTGCACCCATTGATGTCAGCTCATAGACTTCAGACACCCGCGCACGGCGCTTGATGCGTTTGTCTTTTATCGATGCGGGTGACCCCAAGATGCCACAAACATAACGGCGTCCTTGAACTAACTGCCAGTGCCAGCCAGCAACGATCAAGAAAACACGATTGGCTGTACGCTCTTTTACTGTGGCCTTGAGCCAGCCAGCCAATGTTACGCCACTGCTACGGTCAAGCGCCAATCCAAAAGTTGTGCGTTTGCTTTCGATACCACAAAGCTCAAGGGATCTTTTGACCTCCCATGTGGATGAGCCTTTGATGGATTTGCGGCCACCAACGTGACGGATCAACCGTGCTGCTTCGCCTGTGGTCATGCCAGTGACAGCACTGATGACTGCTGGGCCACAATAGCGGTTGCGATCTGCTGCTGTATTGCCGTGATTGACTGATTTGATGTTTACGTTTTTCATATTAGTCTCCTTCTCTCTCTCTACACAACTAATATATGACATCTGTCAGAGATTACAAGGGGGGCGGGGAAAATAATTTCCCCTTTAGATCAAATATTTTTGCCTGCCTTCCGTAAATTGCTGGTAAATGCCCTCAATTCTTCACGCGCATAAAACAGTTTGTGTTGCGCATTATTTTGCGCATCCTTACGCAAGCTATCGTCCTGCGCCCGGTCAACCTGAGATCGCAGCCACTGAAGCTGTGACGCTTGAAAGGCAGTTAGATCAGTATCTGTCATACCGCAAACCCCTCCAGAACTAAGGCTGCAACAAATGACGCAACAAGCGCCCCCCAGAACGTCAGAAATTTTATGTGCTTACGCTCCAAAAACAATGGCTCCATGCCCTCTTCATTTTCCATTTTTTAGCTCCAATACTTTCTTGGACGCATCCGCTGCGCCCTTCCCAACGATCACGCAGTGACCGATTCTTTCAAGGTAGGCGATCATTTCCTTCTGATCGGGGGAAAGTCGCCCACCACTTGCCCTCTTCATCTCAACCCACAAGTTCCACTCAGGAACAAATAGGTCTGGAACCCCAGCCACAACGCCCTCTGCCTTGAACTTCTTGCCAGCAGAGATCGATCTCTTACCGCCATTTGGAACGGCAAAGATTAAAACCCCTGCAAACTTAGCTCGAAACCAATTAACAAAACCCACCTGTTCATCATGCTCAGAAGGGTATGTCTTCGAGGTCGCTGAGATCAGCGTAACCGCTCTGCGTCTTCGCCTCATATTTTTTCTCCACTTGAGTATAATCAAACTGCACAATTTCTTTGTACTTCGGGTTGTGACTGGATGGCTTCACCTTTATTCGGCTTGGCTGTACCCAATCTCTTGCCTCATCCAAGGCATCACCAGTTGTGTTAGCAGTAGCCCCTAGCAACGACTTTCGAGCCTGATACCGTCCCGCTGCATAGCCCCCGTGATCAGGGCAGAGCCACTCCGATACCTCTTCAAAAAAGCCATAGCTGTATGTCACTCGAATGCTGTCTGGCTTGCCTTCCTTCTTATGCCGCCGATAGCTCACGTTATCCACATCAACCCACTCAGCCTGCACCTGTGACGATAGCATGGCCCCACGATAGCTGCTTGAGCTGTGGTTTAGTGTCGGGGCAGGGAACTCAAACCCGCATTCAGGGCAGATCTGACAGGCCGCATGAACCATCGTCTGGCACTTGCCGCACTGCTTGGCAGGAGCCTCACCATCCCCACCCGACATTTTATCTTTGGGCTTCACCTGATCGATGAACCCGTGACGCTCGACGTTCTGCCCGTAATCCAAAATTAGACAGTCTTCCTTGCCATCAGCGATCCGTGTCCCGCGCCCCACCATCTGAACGTAAAGGCCAGTCGAAGCTGTCGCTCGAACAAGCGCAACCAGATCCACCTCTGGATGATCGAACCCAGTGGTCAGCACGTTCACATTGATCAAGCAGCGCAGCTTTCCACTTTTGAAGTCGGCAATGGTCTTTTCGCGCACAGCCCCACTGTCTGAACCTGTGACAACACCCACATCGATGCCGTGATCCTCGAACTCATCCGCCAACATATTCGCGTGGTTGACCCCGCTGCTGAACACCAGCCAGCTCTTTCGATCAGACCCAAGATCGATGATCTCTTCGACAGTAGCAGCAACCAACTCTGGATCAGACGCAGCAGTCGCAAGTTGGCTTTCGATAAACTCGCCCCCACGCTTGCCAACACCTGTCAAATCAATCTGCCTCACGCCACCCTTCGAGATGACCGGGGACAAGTAACCTTGCTCCATCAGCATGGCCACAGGTATGTCATGGGCGATCCCGTCAAAGATCGCGCCTTCGCCCTTATGTAAGTATCCCGTATCCAATCGGTACGGCGTAGCCGTCAATCCAACCACTTTCACCAGAGGATTGCACACCTTCAGATCAGTGATGAACCTGTTGTATCGTGTC